TCAAGGTATACAGGGTATTCAAGGGTTACCTGGAACAAATGGAACGAATGGAACAAATGGTATCGGTATCCCAACCGGTGGAACGGACGGTCAAGTATTGCTTAAAAGTGGTACAACTGATTATGCCACTATTTGGGGGAATGCATCTGGAGGTTCGGCATCCACTAGAATATACTATGTTGCTACAGATTATGGAGTATCAGTGTCTAACCCAGACAATAGCACAGCATTTCAAACATTGATGAATTTAGTTAATACTAATGGCGGTGGAATTATCTTTGTGCCTAATGGTACTTATATATTCAGCGCACAAATGGTTGCACCTTCGTACGTTTCCATTGTTGGAGAAAGTCGGGATACTACAATCTTAAAAGTGGTAGCTTCTTCATCGGTTGCTCTCGCGTTATTTTACCACCATCACCCAGGAGATGCAGCAGCAATTACAGCAGACCCAATTAAGGGGTGTACATATAAAAACTTTACGGTCGATATGTACGGATTAACCTTGACAGATGGCTACAAAACAGGTAATAAGGCTTTCTTCTACCAGAACGTAATAGATTGCACGTTTGAGGATTTAAACATGTTGGGGACTCCCGCAACAGCTATAGGCATAGATTGTTTAAGAAATACCCATATCAACCGCGTTTATTGTAAGGACTGCGGTCGAACATGGGTGACAGGTGGCTTATATGGTGGAGCAGGTATCGGAATTGGCGCAGGGTTTACGGCAGATGAAAGTTTCACTATATCCAATTGCGTAGTAGATACAAGTGGCCACTTTGGTATCTTCGTGGAAAATCAATTTATATTCGAGCCCACGATTTACACATTTCAGCCTAAAGGAGTTTTAATCCATGACTGTATCGTCAAAAATGGTAGGGGTTGCGGTATTGGGGTTAGATATACAGATGACGTTATTGTAACAGGGTGCGATATTTATGGAAATGCAGAAAGCGGTGTGTATGTTGATGGTTCTTGTAATAACGTCAAAGTTACGAATAACATAATACGCAATAATACAATCCATGGTGTCCATATGGTAATGACAGCAGCAGGAGAAAAGTTGTTCACTATTGCGGATTTAATGATATCTAGTAATAGTATTAAAAGCAACGCAGGTAGTGGTGTTTATATTGACCCTAAAGGTGCAACGACAGGAACAGGTATATTATCATACTTGACCGTTAGGGATAATACAATCACTCGTAATTTATACGGATTATATTTAACTCCTTACGCGTTCACGAACACCAATACGATCATTGAAAATAACACCATCATAAACAACACGACCGCTCAATGGTATGCCAATTCGGGGTTATTTGATATCAACGATAGACACAACGATATTGTATCGAAAACACGGACAATAATCAATTCTGAGTATGTAAGAGATATCAAATTGACATTAGGTGTCGAGGGCGCGGAAACAGGAAGCGGCACAACTCCATATTTAAGAGCGAAATCAAGATATGTTGAAGCTTATTTTTATGGTGCGGCAGGTTCGTATTTCCAAATTGCACAGTACGATATTTCAAAGACTTATCTTGAGACAACAACATTATCGACATTGATGGTTGCAGGATCAAATTCATTCCGGTACGCGCTTAATAATGATACTGAATTCGTTCGAGTATACGTTAAAACGATATTAGCCGGAATGTCTAGTAAGGTTTTATTTATATAATATCTGCAGAACCTTGGACAGCCTTGGTTCTTTTTTAATGGGTTTTAGTTGAGGTTGTTCCCTAAAACAGAACCACAACAGTGAGAGGGTTTGCTTGGGCGGCTTTGCGTGCCCTCTCTACTTAAAAAACAATAGTCGTATTGACTTTAAAATATACAAATTACACGACAGAGAGGGCTTAAGGATGGAAACTATAATCGTAGGTGTATTAGCAATGATAGGGACGTTAGGCGGTTCTTATTTTGCATCAAGGAAAACAGCTGTATTGGTTGTGTATCGGTTGGAGCAACTAGAAAATAAGGTAAACAAGCACAATAACGTAATCGAAAGAACGTACAAACTAGAAGAAAAATGTTGCTTATTTGAGGAAAAATTTAATGTCGCAAATCATCGGATTGGTGATTTAGAAGAAAAGGAGAAATAAATTATGAAGATATCAAAAGGTACGATCATCAGAACAATAATGTTAATATTGGTGGTAATTAATTTCACGCTCAAGCAAACAGGACATGATATTTTAAACATCGATGAAACGGAGGTAGGTGCAGCATTAGAAACTATTATTTCGATTGCGGTAATTGCGGTGGCTTATTGGAAAAATAATTCCGTATCGCAGAACGCAATCAAAGCAGATGAATTCTTAAAATCACTAGAAGAAGGTGAATAATCATGAAAACAGGCTTCAACGGAATAGAATTAATTAAATCATTCGAGGGGTGCAGACTCACAGGGTATCTGTGCCCTGCTAAAATCCCCACGATTGGATACGGACACACAGGATTAATAAATGGTAAGGCGGTCAAGGTGGGTGCTAAAATCACCATGGATCAGGCTATAGATTTGCTGAAAGATGACCTCGAGAAGTTCGAAGCTAGAGTTAATAAGTATCCTAAGTATAAATGGACTCAAAATGAATTTGACGCGCTCGTAAGTTTTGCATATAACCATGGGACAATTGATGATTTGACGGATGATGGTACCAGGACCAGAAAGGTTATTTCTGAAAAGTTGCTAGAATATGATAAGGCTAGAGTTAATGGTGTATTAGTTCCACTCAAAGGTTTGACCAGAAGACGAGAAGTAGAGCAGATATTATTCAATACTTCATGTAAGCCAAAGGAAACCGTAACAAGCAAATCCTCAATCGATGATATCATGTGGATCCAGGCCAAACTTAACGACCGTCTAAAATCCTCACATGGCTACATACCTTTAATTGTCGACGGAGATTACGGAAATAAAACCAAAGTGGCTGTGTGTGTATTTTGGGATACTATGGGATGGAATAAAGATAACGCGAATGATGGGTCGAAGTGTGGGAAGTTGACGATTGATGAATTAGATAAATAATAGAGAAAACCCACAAAGTCTGCAATGGACAATGTGGGTTATTTTTTGGTTATTAAATTAATCCCATTCCGAGATCAGTTCTAATTTCATTTAGTCTGGTCTTGATTGTTGATTTATGCTCGAGCGTTATATCTTGATCTGTAAAATTCAAACATAGTCTTGTATATTCTAAAACTAGATTTTCTTTTTGTTCGTATTCAATGATTATCATTTTAAGTCACTCCTTTCGACAAAAGATTTTAATACTATTTTTATCTTTTTAGTATAGTGCGCCCTGAACGTATCAATATATTAAAAAGAGGAACTACATAACAATAGAAAGTTTTTTCCCGTCCCAAGTACATACTTTTAGTATCTTACGTAAAAATGTTATTTTTTCATCATAGTCCAATATATTAAAATTGTCTATATATTCGCGTATTAGTAAGTAGACTTCATCTACTGTATTCTCTCTAACCAAGCGGTCTTTTTCGGATATTTTTATCTCTCTTAATTCGCTATTCAATCCAACGATTGACATATCCAACTTTTCAATATCGGATATAATGTACTTACTTGCAGATGAACCGCCATTTTCCTGCAAAGCCAAAGCAAGATTACTTATTTTCTTTTCTATACCGGCTATTTCTTTTAAAACTAATTCTTGTGTCCTATAAGATACAGGTTTATTGTTTTCTTTCATAAGCTCTTCCAATAAAAATTTGTCAGTGGATAGTTTTTTCAACATTTCCATAAGTTTATCATCTATCAGTTCTACACCCACCATACTAACATCACAGTAATCAGTGCCCATCCGATTACGTTGTTGACAAAAATAGTTGTCATAAACCTTATTATATATCTTATCCACCTTGTGCTGTACTCGCATCGAATAGCCACATTTACATTTAACGATTCCTTTCAATAAACCAATTTCATGTTTTCGTGTGCGGTCGATGGTATTTAGTCCAAATCTGTTTTGAACCAATAACCACTTTTCACCCGACATGATAGGATCATGGAGACCGACCGTGACAATCCATTTTTCAGATGTGTTTACGGTATGTGCTTTTTTCTTGCTCCCTGTAGTTCTACCATAAACAACAACACCATGCAAACCGTCAAATTTATCTTTCTCAACCGCCATAATACAATTTTTACTTTCAAAATAGTCGTAAACTTCTGGGGTACAAGCAACATAATGCGGATTTTTAAGGATGCTATAAAGTTGAGTAGCTGACAAATAATTACCATTCAATGTTTTTACATTCGATTGCCTGAAATAAGTTTCTAATCCACTAAGAGTATAACCTCCTAGAAATGTATCATAAATCATATTTAAAAAAGGTAACTCTTCCACGTTTTCTGTTAGCATCGTATGGGTTTTCCCATTTAAAATAACCTTTTTTCGGCTAAATCCAATCGGAGGTTTTCCACCTGCCCATTTTCCTGACCTTGCAAGCTGTATCATGCTATCTCTGACACGTTCAGCGGTGGTCTCTCTTTCCATTTGTGCAAATACAGAACAAATATACATCATGGCTCTGCCAAGTGGAGTGGATGTGTCTATTTGTTCCTTTACAGATATAAACTTTACATTATTTTTCTCGAGAAATTCAAAAGTTTTTGAGAAGTCTAATACATTTCGGCTAATGCGATCCATTTTATAGCAGACCAGTACATCAATACTTTTATTAGATATATCCTCCATTAATTGAACAAATCCAGGGCGGTTTGTATTGGCTCCTGTAAAACCCTCATCTTCATATTCAATTATAGAGGACACAGAGTAATTATTATTTGCATATTCGGTACATATTTTTGCTTGCGATTCCGTACTATCCGACTTATCTGAAAAAACGGATTTTCTTGTATATATTCCTATGTTCATTTTCAACCTCCTATGATGCAATAATTCAAAGCGCCCTTAATTTATAGGGCATTTTTGCTGTTATCTGATATTTAAAATTCATACTTGCGTACTATCTCCTCGATTATATCGACATCCAAATCGCCGAAATCATCATTAATAACATGTAATAATTCGTGTATAAATATTTCTTTCTGTTGTTCAAAATTATATCTAGAATTGATGAATACCGTGTAACTTCCGTCTATATTGCAACTAACATTCCCCTTGATGGCGCAATCCATGTCCATTAAAACTGTCTGTACTTCCCCCAAATAAATCCTCCTTAGTTATTCCTGTCTTCTTTATCTTTAAGTGCCTTCATGAGATCTACATAAGCCTTTAATCTGTCAGGGCTAATATCCCTTACAGCATCAAATAGCAATCTCATATCTTTATTTTCAAATATCTCTTGTGCTATTTGTCTTGTTTCGTCGTTTGTATAATAAGATGAACTTTCTCTAACCATTAGCGGTTCATTATTATTTGTTAATTTAGATTTAGCTTCTGCCATGAATTTGTTATAATCAAAATCCAAGATGCTCGAGAGTTCTATTACGGTACTTATCTTTATTTTCCGTTCTCCGGTTTCGTATCTTTGTATGGTTTTCGCTGTAAGTCCTGTTTTCTCGGAAACCTGATCTAATGTAATTCCGCGGTCATTTCTTATTTCTCGTAACATGTTTCCCATTATAATATATAATTCAACTTCGTACTCACTCATATGGGCACCTCCTTATTTTAATAAATTCATTATAAACCAATAATGGACAATTTGCAACAGGTATTTTTAATAAAAATGTCCAAAAACTGTATTGACATAATCCATTGTAGGTGTTATTATGAAATTGTCCAATACGGACAACACAACATATTGTGGAAGGAGGTGCTTATATGCTAGAGAATGTACAAATTATGGGAAAAATTACTTTAAAGGATTTGAGAAAATTTACTGGGCTTACACAGGAGTTATTCGCAAAAAAAGTAGGAATACCATTTACAAGCTACCGAAGATATGAAAGAAATGTATCTAAAATGGAAGTTGGGC